GTGGGGTTAGAATTGAGATACGCGTCCTTTTATATCAGATGATGGGTATCTTAATTCAAATATGCTAGGGTCTAATGATGGGTAAATAACCATATTTTGAGTAGCAGATTCAATATCATATGAGTATGGGGAGTACCCTAATGATGTACCTACTTTATTTTCAATTGATATGGATTTTACTGTTTGAACTCCTTGTACTTTATCTAATAATCCATATAACTCACGCATCATTATGGGCTGGTTAATTTGCCATTGGTTGGTATTGAAGTGTGATACTAATTCGTTAATGCACTTTAATAGTACCTCATTGTTGTTGTAGTTGGGGTAAGTGATTATATCGAAATTAATACCAATATTGATTACGTATGCGTCTCGTATCTCTATAGTATCACCAATCATTCTATACTGGGATAAGTAGGTGCGGAGGTTATTTTTTAGTGTGGATGAAGCGTTGGTTAAATAGCCTTGAGATGTTTGAGATAATACATATAAGCTTAACGTTTCAATTGTAGATGTTTGCTCATCAGTTAATTGTGGTTGTTGTATGAATGCTTTAGATACAGCACCGTAATCAGATGGCATACTTAGTGCGCGAATTAGGTAATCATCTGCGGTTACTGAGCGATTCTGCGATGCAACCAACATAAGTGTGTTCTGACGGATTTCCTCAATTGTATCGCCGCCCTTTCCTCCACTAGCTGCATCTGGGTTGTTTGCTGCTAATGATGAAAATATATAGTTTGCAGTGGTTGGGTTTAGATTGTTAAGGTTAAATTTAGTATTTGTTGTGGATAGATTAGTGATTGTATTTGAATCAACATTGGATGATACACCACCACCAGTTAAATATCTAACGGTTAATGTAGTATTTGATGGAGATATACCATAAGTTCCAGTGTATAAAAAGTTAACTGGTGAATATGCTGAGGTAAGTTTAGTTTGTTTAAATGGTAATCCTAACCCAACGTTGTTTGGGTTTGGTGTGATTTCCTCATCTATATCGTTTACATTACCTGCACCAAATTGGATTTGTAGGTTTGTAGGTGATGTAAATCTAGTTGCAAATCTGTGCTGTACTTTCTTTAATCGCAATAAATAAGGTACGTCTTTTGTACTATTTGGATCGTTTACGTTTGTATTTTTCAATGAATCCAATACCATTTCCTGGCCTAAATGATCTACCTCATACCATATATTTCCATCTGAGTCAACTATGTCTAGAATTTTGATTATATTGTTGGTGGGTAAGTTTACTGTGGTAAATTGTTGAGGGTCACCAAATGAAAATGTTTGTGTGTTTATTGCTGCTGATATAGCGTTACATGATTTTTTTAATAGGAAATATTGTGGTACACCTGCTGCTACTTGATATACAGACACTTCAGTTGGGTCTTGTGAGCTTGAAGTAGAAAAATCTATTTTATCTTGAATTAAAAATGTAGTAGTTGCTGATGATACTGTGGTATTTTCTCCTATTGTTACAGCGTAATCGTAATCAGGTACAATTTCCCCACTTACCGTTTTAGCAGGTACTTGTTGATAGAAATCCAGTTTTACCTGTGATGCTGTAGTTGTTTTTGGTTTATATCCAAACATATATGCCAATTCATATATGTTGTTATTTTGTTGAGCAAATTGGATAAAGTTTTCTTGTATTTGGTTGTCTAAATAGAAACTCAATACATCGCCAACATATGCAGATTGTTCGATAAACATCATACCCGGTGATGTTGGGGAAAAATCATTATATGTGTTAGGGAAATAGGTTTTAGTATATTCTATTAAACGTTGTCTAAAATCGGAAAAATCCCTGTTGATATATTTTATATCTCTATTCATAATACTCTTATTGGAAGTTAATTGACAATGTATCAGTTATATTGGTGTTAATTACTGAATACGTCAATGATATATTTACTTGGTTGTTGTCGAAATCACCAGATACGGTTAAATCCTCAATTTTAACATTGGGGAAATATAGAGCAATTTTTGATGATAGATCGTCTTGGAGAAAATCTAAATTGTTGCTAGTTAATTGGGAAAATATAAAAGCACGTAAACCTCCACCAAATGATGGGTTTAATGGACGTTCTCCTGGGTTGGTAAGGAAAAAATTAATCAAATTGTTTTTAATGGCATCTTTGGTTTGGTAATTAGATGCAAAAACAGAAGATGCAGCAAATGGAAGATTTACTCCCACTGCTACGCTCTCCTGTAAGTCGATTGGATTAATTTGTATTGGTTGAAATGCCATTATTTATTGTTTAATAAACGTGTAATTTGGTCCATACTCAATTCACCGTTTCCTAAACTACCGTTTACTGGGTATGATTCTCTAACGATGGTTTTAGTAGATTTTACTGCTTCCAATAATATGTCTTTTAACTCATCTTGGATTGCCTCACGTACTGCTTCCTTGATTAATTGTTTAAGTTCTGATGTTTTCATACGGTTATAAATATAGGATTAATATGCTTTTAAATTGTTTTGTTGTATGTAAAATACAAGCTCATCTATTAATATCTGATCGATAGAACTGAATGACCACTCTCCTTTCAACATTGTAACACCTTGTGCATTATTTGCTATAGCTCGTCTGCGCTTTAATGATTTAGTTGTGTCTTCCGTTTCAACCCCCATAGTAAATCCATTTACCTCAGTTACAACAGGAGATTGTTGTTGGGATTGTTGTTGGGTAAGTGCTGTTAATTCAGCCGATACTTTTTCTTGTTCAGCATCTGGGTAACAGTGTTGTATAAGTTGGTCAAGTATAGATAGGTAGTTTAGTATCTGGGTTAAAATTAATTGTAATGAAACTAAGGTTAATAAAATACCTGCGTTTATAGCTCTTAGTTTGGATACTTGTTGTTGGATTTTAGGTATAGCTTGTTGAACAGCTGTAATAACGTTCATTGGTACCCCTACACCTGCTACAGCAACGGGGACAGGAAGAGCAATTAATACAGTTGATGCTAAATTAAGAGCCTCAATTATACCACCAGTTATACCCACTAATTTGGTAGATGTGTTTATTACTTTAAGTGTTTGGTTTATTTTGCGAACTAATGAGTTTTTACGTTTAATTATTTTGTTTAAATCATCTTTGGGGGGGCACGATAATGAGTCTATAAATTGTTGCTTTTCCCTTGATGGCAATGAAATTAATGAACTTAAATTAGATATACCAAACGCGTAAGTTAATTTAATTATATTAGGTAATATTTTGGTTTGTAAATCACTTATGTTACTCGATATTCGTTTTTGAATATAATAATTAGCGTCTTTCTTAGATTTAAGGGTTAAATCTATTTGGGATGAGTTCATCTGTAATGAAGATGAAACATCTTTTGAGTATGAAGAATTGTCTAATGGTTTTAATTTAATTATAACCTTAGATTTAATATGGTTATCTAACGTATATACATTTTGGTTTAATAATGAATCATACCCGTCAATTGTAAGGTTTAAATGTACTTTTTCAGCATCACTATATGTTCCTGAAAGGGTAAATTCGCCTTTATTATTGGTGTAGGTTGTGTTAGATAGATAATATACTTTAACCTTAGGTATAGGGTTATTAGTATTACCATCTAATACTAGGCCGTTTATTTTATATGGAGTATCCATTATTTAACCTTAACTATTTTTGATTTAAGTTTATTTAAATTATTTAATACATCCGATACTACAGATGAAGCATTACCTCCTATTATACCACCAGCAGCATCGGGTACAGGAACACCTCCAGGAAATAACTGGCTAGTTTCAATTATACTAGCTAAGGCTTTAACAGCAGTTGCTAGTTGGGATAGGTAAAATACAGTAGTATCTCCTAGCAGTGCTGATTCGGTAGCTGTATTTGAGCCTAGAAATGTATTTCCTTCTAATATTATATTGTTTGATTCTATATCTACAGTATCCCCGGCTGATATCCCTACAGATTGGTATCCACTAATTAATATACTATCCTTTTTAGCGTTTAATATTATTCTATCTGAATTTAGTATAGATTGTGGTCCAATTGAAATCAATTTTTTGGTTGGATGTCAAATATAATGATGACATATCACCTTGAATATTTTCCTTTATTGGCGATCCAGGTTCAACGGGTTGATTGGGGTTCTGTCCATTACGTAATATAACGATAGGATTTTTTTCAGTATTACCTAAACGTAAACTTTGCCCATGTCTTCCCTCATATATAATATCACCTGGATTTGATTCAAGTGATGATATTTTAGAGTCTTCAATTGATTGGGCTGGTTGAGTATTTTGTTGGGTAGGTTGGGTTATAGGTACTCCTAATGAGGCAGCTTGATAATTTTTTACAGTTGATTGGGAGGTGGGTTTATTTGGTGATAATTTGGGTTCTACACCATTTGTGTTTACTGATGTAGTTCCATATGCACCTTTAGGTTGACCATATAACCATTGCATCCCGTTTGAATTAGGTGATGATGATTTATGTAAATCAACTAATTCACCAATAACTGGGATGTTGGTGATGTTTGGGTTTAATGGATTAGCGGTATAAATTTTACCTATGTTGTTAGGGTTGGTTGATTCTCCCACTATAGCACCAACAGGTAAATTATTTGATTTTGAATCGGTTATTGTAACAATGGATTTAATTACCCTAACCTCAATTACATTGGGTTCAATTGATTTGGGGTTAGAGGTAGTGGGAGATACAGTTGATCTCACATTTGATTTAAATCCAAAATTAGAATACGACATTTTATTTCTCGTTATATTTTTTTACCTCAGT